ATGCCCAGAAGAGGGTGGTATTCCTTATTTATTATCTGGTTCGACCGCTGCATATTTTATTACACGAGACGGTGCAGAAAAAATAATAAACTATAAACATTCTTTTCATTATGATGTACAAACAACAGCAATGAAAAAGCTAAATAAAAAAATAGATAGAAAAAATTCATTTTGGACAGATGAGGAATATAAAATGAGTGGTGAAATGAGTTCAAATAGGTATAATAGATATTGTAACAAAATATATGATAAAATTACAGAAAAAGTAGTGAATAGAGGTGAAAAAACCGCTTGTCACTACAAAGATTACCGCATGTTTCGAATACCTGTATTGAGTTATGAAGTATCTGTCGAAGATTTAGTGTTGTTTTTGTTGTGTATTTTAATCTGTTGTACAACTTTTATCGGCGTAAAATACGTAAAAGGTAGTAAAAAATAATAAAGAACTCAATAAATAATTTTGTTTTTTGGGAAAAACTGCGAGTAAAGTGATATTTATTAACAAAATGTAAATGTAATAAAATTGGTTATATTCTGTTAACATTCTAAACCACCTACTTTCATTTGCACTAGCTGGAAAAGAAATAAATGTTGCATTTACACTTTCTTCTTTATCTAAAGGACTAAAATTTTTAAAAATTAGTTCTTTATCATCAACTTTTATGAAATTGTATTTTTTACATAAAGCATTTAAATTAACCTGATCATCTACACATTTCATTTGTATAGACTCTTTTAAAATGATTTTAAGGTTTTTGACATAACCCATGTACATACCAGCATTTGCGACGTTACTATTATTACAACTACCAAAAACAAATATTTCACCAAATTTATTCATAAGTTCGGGATCCTTAGATACGAGTACTTTACACTCGTAACTTTCAAAAAGACTCTTAACGTTTGAAATATCTTTATTTATTTTTGTATCAAACCCATCTACAAAAACAATTATATCATTATCCTTTTTTGTTTCCATATATTTCAATAGACCAATAGATTTATCAATGTACCCATTCCATTTATTTCCCATACCAAGAACTTTTACTTTAACGCCGTGATCGTTATTTACAAGTTCTTCAAACATACCAACTGATTTATTTGCATAAGTTACTACTTCTACTGACATTTACAATACAATTATATTTTAAATGGTTTTAAAGAAACAACTCTTAGAATAATAAAAAACATGGAAACACTTAGAATTAAACGATTAACTCTCGAAGCAACTTTACCGACGCGCGCATCCCCTGGATCTGTCGGATACGATTTATATAGCATGGAAAACATGACTATCAATGCATGTGAACGTGGTATTGTAAGTACGGGTATTTGTGCAACGATACCACATGGTGTGTATGGTCGTATTGCACCCAGATCTGGTTTAAGTGTAAAACACGGTATTCAAACGGGTGCTGGTGTTATTGATCCGGACTATACGGGTGAATTGAAGGTTATCTTGTTTAATCACGGGAGTGAACCGTTCGAAATTAAACAAGGCGATAGAATCGCCCAACTCATTTTGGAAAAGTGTGAAACACCACTTATTGAGGAAGTTGATGAATTAAAAGAAACAAAACGTGGCGAACGAGGTTTTGGATCTTCGGGTAAGAACTAATTTAGTTACCAAATGCGATACCACCCATACCATTCTTAATCCTGAGAATGTTATAGTTGACCGCATACGCGCGAATCATATCAATTTTTGCATTTGTAGTAGAACCAGTGTAATTAATATTTATCTTCGCGTTATCGATTCGCGAAAAGTTCAAGGTACCCGTTGGTTGGGACTTGTTCATGGTAAGACAGAATGGCCATGTATATATTTGTTCCGAATCAACCGTAGTGTTAAGAACCGAACAGTGTCTCGATGGAACAACGTTTCTATGGTATTCGTGTGTCATATTTTCAAAGAGTGGGACACCGTTAATAAACATAGACGCATCCGTGAAAGTATATGATGTAGATGCACCCTCTGCTGAATCGTTACCCGCAGCTATGTGAACGGCCTTTACTGGGTGATTAAAGTAGGTCAAATCAATCGACGTATCGGAATCAGACATTGGTTGGTGTTGTGTTTGTGTAATGAGAAGTTCGTGTTCACCGTTAGCAAAGAATTCACGTTCGTCTGTGTCGACAAATACGTACGAACCGTATACCTTTGGTCTAGTACCTGGAGTAAATGTACCATTTCTACACTTAATTCTAATTTCAACTTCGTGGTATTGAAGACCGACGAGTGGTAAAGATTTCGTCCAATCTTCACTGAAAAAGAATGGGATTATGTAACTCCCATTCGATGCATTATCACCAGTATCTTGGGTCGTCATGGCACACGACGCTTTCGCCGAAGATTCATTATACAAAGTATTGTGTACGGTATTAATAAAAAGTGTATCTAATTTAGTCACTTCTTGACCACCAATCCACAAAGAGAATTCAGTTGGTGAAGTTTCAACTGGTGTTGTCGTATTCGCGGATTTAAAAATAGAGGCATCGCTATTATTATTGTTAATATTGGCATTTTCAATCCACACGTAACTCAAAAGATCACCTTTCGATTTGATAGGGATGGAAACTTCGTTCCCCGATCCAAACACTCCGATATAATCCATACGTTCTGGTTTTATCGAAAAGTTTGTGTGACGTTTATAGTTTTGTCTAAAAAAAGAGACTTGAGGATCGCCTGTGATATAGACGTCCTGGGCACCGACTGAGACGAGATCAATCAAAGCAGCTGACATATTTACTACTATACTATATTAAAAAAATCGGGCGTTAACGTAATAAGATAAAAATGGTCGTGTTCCAAGTATTGACCTGGGAAACACAAGACACGGAGGACGAACACTTGATTAGTATTTTTGGTAAAACGAACGAAGGTAAGTCTGTATGTGTTACGACCAGTTTTACACCATACTTCTTCGTGAAACTCCCGAAGAAAACATCACAAATGGATATTCGCAATTTATATACAAAGATTGATAAAGTATGCCCTGAATGTTTGGTAAGTTACGATATCGTTCAATCTAAAGATGTCTGGGGTTTTCAAAATAACGAAAAATTTATTTTTATGCAATTAAACTTTAAGAACCTTGCGGCACGACGTATGGTAAATGGGCGATTAAAACGTACATTACCCGATGAAGCTGTGAAATATAAAGTATACGAATCAAACCTAGATCCTGTTCTGAGGTTGATGCACCGAACTAATATTCAATCCACTGGATGGATGGATTCCGGGGACGCATGTGTACGTTCACACTTAGCACGGGTTAATATAGATCTGTTCTGTAACGATTGGAAAACACTTAAACCAGTTGATATTCCAGAGACTGCACCTTTTGTAGTCGCGTCCGTAGATATTGAATGTAATAGTTCAACAGGTAAGTTTCCTGATGCAGACGTAAAAGGTGATGCATGTTTCCAGATTGCCGTATCACTTACACACTTTGGTTCTGACGTACCGTACGATAAAATATGTTTTTGTTATAAAAAAACAGATTCAGAATTAGACGGGTGTATAATTAAGAGTTACGAGACTGAACGTGAAATGCTTATGGCATTCAAGGAGTACCTTATGGAAAAAGACATTGATATCATAACAGGATGGAACATATTCGGCTTTGATTTAGAATATATAATGAAACGTGCGGTCATGACGGGGTGTGATCAGACATTCTATGAAATGAGTAAAATGAAAAATCATTCATGTGAACTTGTGTATAAGAAGTTGTCTTCGAGTGCACTTGGTGACAATGATCTCAAGATTTTACCGATGCCTGGACGGTTTATTTTCGATCTATTTCATGAAGTTAAAAAGGGATATAAACTTGATTCATACAAACTCGATAACGTTTCGAAACTGTACCTCGGTGATAATAAAATTGATATGCCACCGAAAGAAATGTTTGCGCGTTTTGTTGAAGAAGATCCCGTAAAGTTACGTGAAGTCGCCGAATATTGTATTAAGGATACACTTTTACCTCATCGTTTGTTATCAAAATTATCTATACTTGTTAATTTATTAGAGATGGCTAAAGCGACGTGGGTTCCCCTCTGTTATTTAGTAGAAAGAGGACAACAAATCAAAGTGTTTAGTTTGTTAACAAAAAAAGCTCGTGAAATGGGGTTTATGGTTCCAACTATATCATGGGGACAATATTCTGCGGAAGGATACGAAGGTGCAACCGTTCTAGAGGCACAGAAAGGTGCCTATTACACACCAATAACAGCGCTAGATTTCGAAGGTCTGTATCCATCAATTATGATGGCACATAATTTATGTTATTCATCGATGGTTATGGATTCCAAATATGAAAATATACCTGGTGTAACATACGAAACGTTTGGGTTTTATAAGTTTGCACAAGATGTCCCTAGTCTTTTACCAAGTATTCTTCTAGAACTAAAACAGTTTCGTAAACAAGCTAAAAAGG